CCTTGATACTCTTTGGCTGGTGTGCATCCTCGTTATCTACGTATACGCGTTACGGCGCTAGTGTCCAGGCGAGATACGCGAAGTCATAGTTCGTAATCTGTGTCACATCAACGTTGATGCGCATAGAATACACTGTGGCTCCTAACGTATAGCCTGAAAAACTATTCGCCGCACCGTATGGGCCTCCTGGCGAAGTTGTCAGAATACAGAGGTTTTGCATATTTGGCACGTACACAGTGTACGGCCTTTTTTGCTTGCTTCCATTCTGCACCGACGGCAGGACGCTTGATCTTATGATATTATTCATAGTATTATAAGTTACTTAGTTAACGTTCGTTCGACTGAATCGTGGAGTGTATGCATGCTCTAGGAGATATACCTTATGGTTATCAATAAGAGCCTAGATGAAGTTGAACTCATCGCTGCACTACTCCACGACGTTCAAACGTCGCATGGAGTTGTGTTTAACAATAAGGCACGCAAACTTACTTTAAATAAAGTAAGTCAGCGTGTCTCTTCGGAAGGTATTAGTTTTCTAACGAAAACTATGCCTCGCCTGGGCAAGGCCTTTGATAAGGCCCTTTTAGAAGACACTAAGTTTGACTGTATCGCTGTAGGATTTAAACCCTATCGCGATACTAAACTCCCGAGGTTTCTCGGTGAGTTATTCAGCTTAGTCTTTTCACCAGACGGTGCGGTTCTTCCGGAGCCGTGTGTCCATTGCATCAAGCAAATCAGACTAGTTTTGTATTCTTTTTACAAATACAAACTACCTAATTCACATGAACAAGAACAACAAGTCGTCGAATCGTTTGAAAAAACGGAAGACGACCTTTCGGTTGTCAAACTCCAGCTTGGAGAAATCCAAGTTGGACTTGATAAAAGCGTTACCACTCGTAGGCGTAGCTCTTCAGCTATGTCTGCGGTTGATATCGCTCGTGAGGCGAAGATATTACTTAGTAATGTTTTCGCTTATTTTGATCCTACTGACATCGTGCCGAGACATGGCCCTGGATCTGTCGCTACCAAGCAACAGCTCTGGGACAAGTTTCGGTGGACGAATATCAGTAAGACGATCACAGACCAATACCCTATTGATGCATATTTTTATGCCTCTCTTGGACATGTCTGCGACGAACTCAATGGATTAGAATCCATTAAGGACGAGTGTCTTCCTGCCCGAGTTTTACTCGTGCCGAAAGACTCACGTGGTCCCCGTCTCATCTCTTGCGAACCCGTTGATTTTCAATGGATTCAGCAAGGGTTAGGTCGGGCCATAACCGAGTTAGTAGAATCGCACCCTCTTACCAAAGAGAACGTGCGTTTTACAGATCAACAACCTAACAGGTTTGGCGCCTTAGAAGGTTCCAAGCAAGGAAGGTATGCGACTCTGGACCTCAAAGAGGCTTCAGATCGCATTAGTGTTGATCTAGTTCGCCTATTATACCCTGAAAATATCTTTCGATATCTCATGGCATGTAGGAGTTCGTGTACTCAGTTAACAGATGGCAGGATAATTGAACTAAACAAGTTTGCGCAGATGGGGTCAGCATTATGCTTCCCCGTTTTGGCGCTTACTATTTGGTCTATTCTCGCTGCTGGTGTTGAGGATGCAGATACTCTAGAGAGTATCTACGTGTATGGTGATGACGTGATTGTTCCCACGGCTTACGCCGCGAACGCAATCGAACGACTCGAATCGTTTGGGTTAAAAGTTAACCGCGATAAGAGTTGCACTAGTGGATTCTTTAGAGAATCGTGTGGCTTAGATGCCTACAAAGGCACAGAAGTCACTCCCGTCCGTTTTCGGACGGTCTGGTCGTCAACACCTTGCCCTAACGTCTATACAAGCTGGATCGCTTATGCGAACCAGCTCTTTGATAGACGGTGCTTCCACGCATACGATTATATCGTAGAGCATCTCTACCGTGTTTACGGCGAGATACCCGGTGACGACATTTGTAAAGACAAATGCCCGTCCCTTCGTGAGGTACCACTCGATAGAAGACCG